GAGTAATAAATCAATGTGAATTTTGGGTGAGACGCTTGATAAAGTCATCCGTGCGGCCGGGCTCGAACCGTTATTGCATCACTGCGGCACGTCGGATATCTAGCGTTAGATCTCGAAGGGGAAGTCGAATAGGGGGGTTGTTTCCAATGCGTCCATTCCAAAAGGAAGGTAAGTTGAATAGAACACTGTCTCAAAGGGAGGCAGTACTGCATTCAACTCATTTCCGGGGTACAAAACTTGCATCTTTCCGTTCATCTTCAGATCAGCGACGAGCTCATTGTAGTAAACTTTTCCGTGGGGAGCAGCAAACTTCAGAGCTTCTTCGACGTTGGTCCGAAATTGATCGGGGTTCTTGCGAGGTCTGTACCAGTTAAGAAGATTTCCAATGGTCTTCTTGTCCATCCCCGGGAGATAGTAGCCCGGGATCACTGCATCAGTGAAGGCTGATTTGAGAAATGAAATATTCTCAAATGCGTCTGAAGGCGTCAGGTCCGAAACTTTGTCGGGCATCGTAACAGTCATTCCGATCTCAGCAGCGGCTTTCGCCAGCTCGATCCGGTTGTACTTCAACAATGCCTCGTTGATTTTCGGATCTTCACTCTTCAACACAGCGTGCAAACCATCATCGCCCAAAAAGATATTTCGGGTGTGTTTCCGGTAGGACGATATGTGAAGCCCTGTTCGAATAAAGGTAATTCGAGCAAGGATCATGTTTACCATGATGTTGAAGATTGTAGTGAAGCCGCCAGGCACACCTGAGGGTAGTCCATGATCATCTGTGTAGAGGGTTGCTCCATACAGATGAAGAGTGTGGCCGATCTCAAAGGCCACAGTTTCTCGAGCCAGACATTCCTGATCAATGTGGGTTTGATCCACCTGGAATTCGCGGTACCAGGCGTTGATAATCTTCGCAATTTGCTTGTAGAATTCAGCAAGCTGCGAAGAGTCGAACTTAGAAAAGTCCACTCCGAACAGAGTCATGGCTTGCTTATAGAGCAATCCAAAGCCAGGCCATGCTGTTCGGGGATCAACGCCAAGAGCAGATTCCAAAGGCAATCCAACCAGGTCGGGGTCCATGAAGAAGATCCTGAATGCTCCGAAGAGAACATTCATGGCGATCATCAGGTCTAGAGGGGGCGCGTTGATGATGCGCGTTGCTCCAGACTTGCACTTCGCGATGGGGCGAAGTTCGTCCTTCATGACGTCCAACCAGATTGAATTGTCCGGGATCTTGCCTTGCATTGCCAAAACCATTCGTTCCTGAACG